TAAGCTTGTAAAAAAAGCTGGTAAACCTGGACCTGATGGGGATAAAATGAGAAACATTATTAAGCAACCTACTCTAATGGATGCGGTAAGAGCTACACTATCATATAAGGGCAAGAGTGGGATGTCTTTAAAAGGACATACATTCGTATCATCTCCAAAACATATGGTTAGTATTGAAACTACATCTAAGCATAAGCCGGATGTTAAACTTCAAAACTCCGAATCACCTGTTGTTCGTACAAACCACGGACATATGTTCACAGATGCTGGATACACACATGGTGAGAAGTATCTAAGTTCAAAAATGAGAAAAATAAGTGCAGAGAAGTCAGTTGATAAAGTGGAAGATTGGAAACAAATAGCACAAGCTATGAGAAAAGAATTCTTTCCAAAAAAATCTCAATTGAATATGAGAAGACAATCAGACAGTATGTTTACATCTTCTCAAACTATAATGAACTTAACGGATAGAATATTAGAAATAGAATATTTTGCTGATAAAGTAGAATCTTTTGAAGGTATTAGAAATGAATTACCAAAAGGATATACCCCTAAAATCAAAATAGAAGTTAGAAAGGTACAATCCTAACTTTTTATACTATACATATTTATAGACATACAAAATTAAAAGAAACAACGTATGTCAACAGAATTCGAGTTATTTAAAGGAAAGAATTTAAGTTCTTTATTTGAAGATATTTACAACAATCAAATTTCTAAAAAACAAAAAATAAGTTCTCTAATAGAAGAATTAAAAAAAATGATTAAGCATGCGGGTGATGTTGCATCCGTGGGACCTATCCTATCCTCACTAATTGATAGTTCTGTAAAGAACGATGACCAATTGGTTAAACTTGCAACAATTGCAACTAAAATTATAGCATCTGAAAAGAAAACCGAAGGACAAGATGGATTCTTAACTGAATTTGAAAAAAATCAATTACTTAAAGAATTAGAAGAAACTAAACAAGAAGTTGAAAGAGTAGATGATTTGGAATTTGAATTGGAAGATTTAAAAAAGAAAATGAAGTAATATGCAGAATCCACAATCAACAGCGGTAACAGTATCACAAACTCCCGGTTCTAAGCAACCTATGGGATTTGGTATAGTTTATTCTGTTATACTTGATGAGAATCACCCATATTTAAAAAATGCAGGAGATAATCAAATTGAAGTAAAAGGTCAATCATCTTATATAGGTGCGGTTCAATATAGAATAGTAGGACAGCCATCATCAGATGATGCATCACTACCTCTTGCATTTCCTTATGATAAAAATTTCAAAACATTACCAGTTGTAAATGAATCCGTAGAAATTATACAAAACAACGGAGTATCTTATTATAGAAGAATTGGAACAGACAGAACTCCAAATGTTGATTCTAAAAAAACAATCATATCGGAATTATTTCCAGCTGAACAACAGGCGGTTGATAAAAAGAAAAATTATCAAACTGTTGGTGCAACTGGAACTGAAATGAGTAATGTTAATGAATCTGGAAAATATGATAAATATGGTGAATATTTTCAAGAAGAGCCAGGTATACATAAATTAAAAATGTATGAGGGTGATACTCTTATTGAAACTAGATTTGGACAATCAGTTAGATTTTCTGGATTTAATAATCCAAATAATATATTTTCACCTACAATTATATTAAGAAACTCTGAAAATTCGGAATCAAAAAAGAAAGAAATCAAATTACCATCCGAAGAAGATGTAAACAGAGATGGTAGTATAATAGTACTTTCTGCAAATCAATATCAATTACCATTCCAACCTGGAACAGTAGATGATAAAGGTTCTAGCGATTTTGAAACAAAACCAAATACATTTAAATCATACCCATCAAAATTAATAGGTGACCAAATATTAATAAATTCTGGAAGAATAATTTTATCTGCAAAAAATGCAGAAATGATTTTCTATTCTAAAAAGAATTATGGATTTATTTCTGATGGTGCATTATCAATAGATAATAAACTTGGTGTGGATGTAAATGTTGGTGATAATACAAATTATACAACTAACGATAGAGATATAAATTTAAATACTGGTAATGGTAAAATAAATTTGGGAAATACAAAGTTAGAACCATTGGTTAAAGGAGATGCTTGGGTATCTTTGATGGAAGAATTAATTGATGCAATCGTTCAACAAGTATTTCTAACACCAGCTGGGCCATCCGCAACGGGTCCTACAAATGTTCCTAAATTTAATACTATAAAATCAAAATTAAAATCGGTATTGAGCGAATTAAACAAAACATCTTAAAATGTCTTGGGAAACGTTTAAACAAAATATATTAAGAGTAGCTCAAAACCCAGAAGCAATTAACGATATAGATGTTATCGCAACTGTATATGCTACTGAATATGATGCAGCGGTAAAAAGAGGTAAAGATAATTTGTTTCAAGCAAAGTTTAAAATGGGTGATTCTGGTTCTCTAAAAGAATTATTTAAATCGGCATTCGAAAAGGGAAACTCACAAACACAACCATATGATTTAGTTGGTGAAATGGGTAAAGGTGTTTTAGCTTATTGGGGTACTGCACAATTAGACCCAACAACAGTCCCAAATCCATCAGTAACACCACCTGCAATCGGAGCAATTCAAAATATACAAATAACTTCTATAAATTGTACAAATGCAGGTAGTTGGCAATCACCAGCACCATTCGCAGGTGAAGAAGATTTGAGAAATGAAAATGAAAAAAATGATGATACTCCTGATACTGAAATAGGAGAAACCGAAGCTATTATAGGAGAAGTTCCTGTTGATGAAGAAGTTGCAGAACCTGAAGTAATAGAAGATGTTAGTACTGAACTGAATTTACAAGCAGAAGAAGTTAATATAGAAATAAAAGAAGAAAGCTCTACCCCACCAAAAGAAGGAGCTGAAGATGTTGTTCCAAAAATATCAAAGAATGTTGGAGCTACTGCACCACCAATACCACCGGGCCTTGCTCAATATGCGGTTGGTGGTAAAAATGGACAGATACCTAGAAATAAATTAGGTAACATTGATGGTTCTTATGGGTCTGGTGTATTACATATTGAAGCCGCTAAGATGTACAATAAAATGATAGCAAAGGCTAAGCAAGAAGGTGTACGTTGGAGAGTATCATCTACATATAGAGATTTAGCAGGACAAGAAGCTTGTTTTGCAAAATATGGATCTGGTAGTGCTGCTAAACCTGGCTATTCTCCACATGGTTGGGGACTTGCTTTGGATTTTGGTGAAATATGTGGTATGCAACAAGATAGAGCAAAAACATTGGGTGTAAATAGAGCATCAGCATCTGCTGCACGATATACAAGAGAAAATTCAAAGATTTATCAATGGTTAGCTAAGAACGGACCTAATTACGGATGGTATAATCCATATAGATTAGCTGATGGTACTGGTATGGATGAAGCATGGCATTGGGAATATTGGGGATTTTATACATTAACAAAACAACAAAGAGAATCTTAATATGTCAGCAGTTCCACCAACCAAAAATCACGAATTATTGATTGATGAGTTTATAAGATACGCTCAACAACATTTAACTACTGTAAGTGGTATTGTAAATACTGTATCTACATATCCGCCAGCAAATACACCGGGACCCGGAGTTGCTAATTGGCAAGGGTATAGTGTAGACCCACCAAATCCACCAACTCCAGAAGTAAGTACGGAACAAATTGAAATGACTGATGCTCAATTATTAGCAGCAGAAGAAGCAAGTTTACAAGGAGCTGATATAAACGAATCAACTGCAGCAGCATTTGATACTGAAGCAGTAGTAGAACCAACAACTCCAGAAGAAACTGCAGAAGTGGAAGTAAAATTAGAAGAAGTTGAAGCTAAATTAGAAGAAGAAGCAGCTAATACACCAGACCCACCACTTACGGAAGAAGAAAAGCCAAAAAATAACATACAACAAGAACCAAATTTTAAAAGTAAATTAAAAGTACCAAATGAATTAGTTTTGGCTATGCGAAAATATGGTATAGCTAGAAATCCATTAGAAAGAGCTCATTTTTTAGCACAAACCGCTCATGAGTCTGGTAACTATATTTATAAAGAAGAATTAGCTTCTGGAGCGGCATATGAGGGTAGAAAAGATTTGGGAAACACACAAACTGGTGATGGTAAACGATATAAAGGAAGGGGATATATCCAATTAACAGGTAGAGCTAATTATAGAAAATTTGGACCAGCTGCTGGTGCAGATTTTGAAGGAAACCCTACGATAGTTGGTTCTAAATATTACGCAGATACTGCTTGTATGTTCTGGAAATCGAATAGATTAGGTGAAAAATGTAAAGATTCAACAACAACCACAATTAAAGTAATAACAAAAAGAATCAATGGTGGTTATAATGGATTGGATGATAGAACCAAAAAGTTTACAAGTTATTGGACAGATTTGCAAAAAGATAACACTTTATGGGCGTAAATCCCAAAAATAATCAATTCAAATATTTATAAACATAACAAATAAGGACGTATGAATACTGACAAATTATTACAAGCCATTCAAATCTTAGTTAAAGAGGAACTTAAGCAACAACTTCCTACTCTTATTAAGGAAGCAGTAAGGTCTGAAATGAAGAAAGTATTGGCTGAACAAAAACAACCAAAAAATACTGGATTAAGTATGGCTAAGGCTATTTTGGGTGAAGAAACTACAAAAGTAGCTCAACCAAAACCAAAAGAATTTAGCAAAAATCCAATGATTAATCAAATACTAAATGAAACTAGAACAGCTGTTTCAACTGATGCTGGATTTAGAACTATGAGTTTTGGCCAGGCTGATATGGGTTCAATAGTAGGTAGAACTGCAATAGCTGAAAAAATGGGTTATGGTGAATTTGCTGGTGGTGGACAAAGAACTGGATTGGGTGTTCAAACTGGTAATGAATCATTAGATAAAGCATTGAATAGAGACTATTCTGAGCTTGTTAAAAGATTTAAGAAGTAATGGCAGTAGTATTAGGACAAAAGCTTGTACAAGATACCAAAAAGTTTGATGATTTTGCGGTAGGTATAACATTGCCTATACAAATAGGAAATACTGCATTTAATCAAAGTTTTAAAACATTTGAGCAAGCAAGTTCTAATATAAAAAATTTATTACTAACCAAAAAAGGTGAAAGAGTAATGCAGCCTGAATTTGGAAGTGGGTTACAAGAATTATTATTTGATTTTAACGATGATAGTTTAGCTGGTAAAATAGAAGAAACTATTACAACAGCAATAGAAACTTGGTTACCTTATATAACAATTCAGCAAATTGATGTTGAAGCATCTAATTATGATAAAGATACTAATTCGGTAAAAATATCAATTAAGTTTAGTATATTAGGTAATGCTGAATTAAATACAGTAACATTTAAAGTAGCTGCATAATAAATAGAATATGTCAATAACGATAACAAATAGAAATTTTAAAAATAAAGGAAAAGATATAAAATATCTTAATAAAGATTTTGCATCTTTTAGAAATAACCTTATTGAGTTTGCAAAAACTTATTTTCCAAAAACATATTCTGATTTTAATGAATCATCACCTGGTATGATGTTTATAGAAATGGCATCGTATATTGGTGATTCTCTTTCTTATTATATAGATGATACTTTAAAGGAATCTTTAATGGTTTATGCCGAAGACCCACAAAGTGTTTTGGCATTATCGCAATATTTGGGATATAAACCAAAAGTATCTTCCCCAGCAGTAACTACACTATCTGTTTATCAATTAGTACCTTCTGTTGGAACTGGTGTAAACAACAAACCTGATTCAAAATATTATTTAAGAATTAAAGAAGGTATGCTTAGTAAATCATCTAAAGCTGGTATAATTTTTAGAACAACTGATTTAGTTGATTTTGCTGATGAAACTGATAGAGAAATAACAATCTATCAAAGAGATGCAAATACAGGTGAACCATTATTTTATTTAGTTAAAAAATATGTTCAAGCTATATCTGGTGAATTAAAACAAAAAGAAGTAACTTTCGATGCATATTCTCCTTTTCAAAAAATTACTTTGGATGATACTAATGTAGTTGACATATATGATGTTAGAGATGGTAATGGTAATAAATGGTATGAAGTTCCTTATTTAGCACAAGAAATGGTTTTTATTGATGAACCAAATTTAGAAAAGAACGATCCCGATTTATATCAGTTTAAAACAACTGTACCATTCATATTAAAAACAATTAAAACATCTAGAAGATTTGTATCTAAAGTAAATCAAGATAATACAACATCTATTCAATTTGGTGCAGGGGATTCTTCAGCTAGTGATGAACAATTAATTCCAAATCTTAAAAATGTTGGACTTGGATTACCAAACTCAATAGATAGATTGGAAGAATCATTTGACCCAACTAACTTTTTGAAAACAAAAACGTATGGTACATCCCCATCAAATACAACTATGACTGTAAAGTATTTAGTTGGTGGTGGTGTTGCATCAAATATAACTGTTGGTGAACTTACAAAGGTAAATAAAATTGAATTCGATGAAGATACCGAAGCATTCACATCAGCACAAAAAGCAATATACAATACAGTTAAAAGTTCAGTAGCTATTGATAATGAAGTACCTGCAACTGGTGGTAGAGGTACGGAAAGTTTAGAAGAAATAAGACAAAATGCATTAGCATTTTTTGGTGCACAAAATAGAGCAGTAACCGCAAAGGATTATCAAGTTAGAGCATTATCTATGCCGGCAAAATATGGGGCAGTTGCAAAATCATACGCTGTTGCTGATGGTACATTGGATAATAATTCACCATCATCTATATTAGCATCACCAAACCATTTGCAAGAATTTACGGATTTGGTTATGAGTTTTGTTAATAAGCCAGATTCAGAAGAACCAAGCCAACAAAGTATAAAAGAAGAAATTACAAAATATTTAATTGGTAAGACTTCAAATGAAAATGAAAAAAACAATCCATTTGCAATAAATCTTTATTTATTGGGATATGATAATAATGGTAAACTTACAAATTTGAATAGAGGCGTTAAAGAAAATTTAAAGACTTATTTAAATGAGTATAGAATTCTTACCGATGGTATTAATATGAATGATGGATTTGTTATAAACATTGGACTTGAATTTGAAATTATAGTATTTAGTAATTACAATAAGAGTGAAGTTCTTTTAAAATGTATAAATGAATTAAAGGATTATTTCTCAATAGATAATTGGACTTTTAATCAAACAATAAATTTGAGTGAAGTTGAATTACTTATAGCAAATGTTGAGGGTGTTTCATCCGTACCATCATTAAAAATAACAAATAAATGCGGTGGAAAATATTCACCAAATTCATATAACATAGAGGCTGCAACTAAAGATAAGGTTGTTTATCCATCTTTAGACCCTTCGGTTTTCGAAATTAAGTTTCCTGACTCAGATATAAAAGGTAGAGTAAGATAATGGCATACTATTTTTTAACAGCATCAAAAGATGCAACAATTTATCTTCAACAACCCAACCAAAACACTGGGTTAGATGAAATATTAGAAATAAGCAAAATTTATTATGGTAACATTAAAGATGTTTCCCATACTTTAATAAAATTTGAATTAGGATACTTGTCACAATCATTATCAAATGGTAGTATTTCTATGGGAGATGCTAGACTGATAATGAAGGAAACACAATCAGAAGAAATTCCATTAAAATATTCAATATACGCAAATCCAATTAGTGGTAGTTGGGAAATGGGTAAAGGAACTCGTTTTGATAATATATCAACTCAAGGTGTTACTTGGAATTATAGAGAAGGTGATTCTAAATTAGATTGGTTAGAAAATAATTTTAATTCATATACTACTGCTAGTATAAACAATGGTGTTGGTGGTACTTGGTGGATTAACTATGGTGCATCTCAAAATTTTGATTATCAAACCGCTGATATTGATATGGATGTTAAATCAGTTCTTAGAGTTTGGATGAGTGGTTCTATACCAAATGATGGATTTATGTTAAAATTCGCAAATGCAGATAATTCAAACTCTGTTGAAAGCGATACTATGGATTATGGCATTATAAAATTATTTAGTAAAGAGACAAATACAATATATCAACCAAAAATTAGAGTAGGTTGGGACGACCAAACTTTTGCATCGGGCTCACTATCAGCATTAGAATCATTTGATATTAAAGTAGGTATTTCAAATTTAAAAAATGAATATAAAGTTGGAACTACTCCAAAATTTAGAATTTTTGGTAGAGAGCTATATCCTTTAAAAACTTTTACAAATAAATTTTCTTATAGTACAACAAAATATCTTCCACAAACTACATATTATCAAATTAGAGATTTTGCATCAAATGATATTATCGTACCATTTAGTGAATATTCTAAAGTTAGTTGTGATTCTGAAGGAAATTATATTAAACCAAATTTTTCAAACTGGGAAGCTGGTAGAGTGTATAAAATAGAATTTAAAGTTGATTCAAACGGAGAGATTCAATATTTTGATGATGAATTAACATTTAAACTTGTAAAAGACTAAAGATGTTGAAAACTGGATTAAAAAACGAACAAAAAGTTGGAGAAATTTTAGTTAGTGGTTCATTAGCCATTAAAACTAAAAATTCGTTTGGTGTCCACATATTCAGCGGATCTGTTGTAGATGATGGTATTGTAACTGGTAAATTAACAAAACCAAAATATAAAGAATCTGAACTTTTAAAATCAATCGATACTACAATTATAGAATTAATTCCAGTAGAACCACCGGTTTTACCAGAAATGGTTTTAAAAAGTTTGTACGATGCAGCTTTACAAGAAATAGCTGATAGAGATTTAATTATAACTCAATTAAATTCTGATATTTTAGATTTAAGAGCAAAGGTAAAGGAATTAGAAATAGTAACACAAAGTTTATTGGTTCAATTAGATAGTAAAGATTTAGTAGTAGCATCAGCAGAAAACCAAACTCAGCAAGCAAATTCTAAAGTTGGTAGTACAATTGTAGAACTTCAAAATTCAATACAAAAAGCAACTGCGGAATCAATTCAAAGAGTTTCATTGTTTGCAAGAAATCAAACATTAGAAAAGCAAGTAGAAGAATTAAGAGAAGAATTATTTGGTAAAGCCGCAAAAATACAAGAAGGATTTAAAGTATCTGATGATTTTGGTGTAAAAGTGGTAAATATTTCAGATAAATCATACCCAGATATTACTTTTAGAGCAAGAGCTAAAGATGATGGTGATGGTGTTTGGATTAATGGACCTGAAATTAGAATTGTTAATTTTACTAAGAATGAAGTAACTGTAAATGTAACACAAGATGGTGCAATTGCTGGTATCTTCAATCCCATAGGTTCTATAACATTAACTCCAGGCCAAAATTTAGGTTTTAAATTATCAACAAGAAAAGATAAGGTAGATGATTTTGCACCTAGTGCCGGATTTGGAACAGTTGGAGATACCCCATATAATGGAAATATTGTATTTAAGAGTAAGATAGGTGTATTGAATATACCAGTTGAATTACAAAAACAAAGAGGAAACCAATGGGGTGGCTAAAATAAATTAAAATGGCAATAAAAACTTTTAAAGATATTATTGATTATAAGGGATACCGAATAAACTCAAAAGATAGAAAAATTTTTGAGGAAGGTAATCTACAAACTTTTTTTGGGTTTGGTGAAAGTGATGCTATTGAATTTATAGTGTATGATATAAATGATAATCAGTTACCACAAATAAACGATGAATTGGTTAGATATGTACCAATGACAACACAAAATATTAAAGATTATTTTTTAGTTGCAGAAGGAACATTATTTCAAAAAAACAAATTCCCATCAGAATATTTTGTAGATGCTGAACGATTACTTAGAGAGTCTGGATATGATAATGGTATATTTAAAACTCAAATTACTTTATTAAATAAAAGAGTAGGTAGTGAGAAAAATCAAGACAAACTTTGGATTTCAGAAATATCACCATCAAGAACGGAAGTTAGATTATTTCCAATAAGAAATGCAACATATAATAATCCTGAATTAGAAAAAAGATATAGTATGTTTATTGCAAATCAACAATTTAGAGATGATGTGATAAACTCTGCATTTGTTTTTATAGAGCAAATAACACCAATAACTATATCTGAATTTTTAACAAAAAAATATAGTTCTGCTTGGTTTGAAAAATTAAAAGCTGAATATAAAATAAGTAATTTTGATTCGTTGGCTACAAACATTTATAATAAGTTTGTAGAATCTGCTATATATGCATTTACAAATAGAAATTCTGTTGTAACGAGTAACAACTATGGTAACCCATTAACAATAAAACCAAAATTAGATTTATCTAAAAACGAAATAAAAGATATTTGTAAAACTTTGTTAGCAAATGCTACCGATTTTTATTTAACAAAAATTGATATTAAAACAGAAGCAACATCTACAAATAGAATGGATGCTAGTTTGGATGAAGTTGGAAAGGTAACTCAAAGATATGAATCTAATACTAAAATAGATACAACGCCTCCTGAAAGAAAAATTATAGAAATAAAAAAACCAATTTTAAACGATAAAGAATTAGAATTAAAAGAAAAAATAAAAATAGAATTTCCTGTTGTAGATGAACCAAAAATAGGAACTCCGGTAGAACCTGACATACCAATAGAAATTAAAGTACCTATTGAATCCCCAGATATAAAACCAATATCAGATGAAAAACCTGTTATAATAGAAACACCAGCTCCAACAACACCTACACCAGTTTATGGTGGCGGCGGTGGTAGAAGTGGTGGTGGTTTTATTGAAAGAGATTTCGGTACTGGTTTTGGTAGAGAGCAAGTTTTTGAATTTGATGTGGCTCAAAGAGAAAACATAAGATAAAATATTTATTAACTAATGGTAGCAAATAACGAACAGGCATTTGATAGTGGATTTGGTGATAACACCCAATTTAATAATTATTTATTAAATGATGCTATGCCTATTCAAGGGGTTTCCTTTGGTGGTGGTGGTAGTGCATCTGTAATAGGTTCGCCTGATTATGGATTTGTTGGTGTAGCGATACCAACGGTTAGTGATACTGTTGTAACAACACCTACTGGTGGAACAACAAATATTGGATATGTTCCTATTACAAATCAAGGTGGAACGCCAAACGTAGATACTCAATATGCTTTACGCATTACATCTAATGTAAAAGATGCATCTATTTTATTAAATGGTTCAAATACATTTCAGGTAACCCCACATGTAATAAGTGTAAAATTAAGTGAAGTATTACTTAATAATATTGATATTACAATAGAAAAGCAAGGATATTTTACTGCTGAAAAATATACTTTAAGTGTAGTAGCAAATCCAAATTATAATTATGGTATAAATGTAAATCCATATGAGAGTTTATTTGGGTATGCAACAAGAGGGTTAATAGATTTATCAAATACAGAATTAACATATTCATCAACACCATTATATACTTTAAAAATTGATTATTTAGTTGATGGTAATACTCAAGAATTTCAATACAACATAGATGAAAGAATAAAGGTATTAGATTTTAATCAATTAAAACCCGTTGTAGTAAAAGAAGACCCGCCAATTGAAGTTGTAAATACTACTGCTAACGTAAAAATAAATCTGCAGGGAGCAGATAATTCTATTGAAATCGTAAAAACAGGAATTAGTGTAGGAAGTAATTTAGCAAGTGAAGTTAAAAGTGGTACTAACGATATTATATTAACTAGACCTGCATCATACATAATAAAAACAACATCTAGCAGATACAAAATAGTTTTTATAGAATATACATTAACAACTAATAGTAATTATAAAGTTACTTGGACTCCGGATGTATTAGGTGATGGTTCTAATTGGGGATATTCACCAAGCGATGCAGGTGATGTATTAAACATTACAGTAGAAGAAATACCATTAGCACAAACTATTGATTTTGCACGAGTTTCTTTATCAAATCCAGAAACAAAAAGAGAATACAATATAAATTCAAAAGCGGATTTTCCAATTGGATTAATAAAAGAAACAGAAGTATCTAATGTAAAAATTTATATTGGACAAAAAGAATTTAACTTTGAACCATCGGAAGCAAAGCAATTTGTAGCAGTTATTCCAGCAAATACATTTAATGTAATTGGTTCATATAAAGTTGTAATAGTGCCATCAAATAGTAGAGGTGATGGTGAATTTGTAGAATTAACAATAAATGTAGTTGATGAATCATATGTTGGTATACCTGATATAAGAAATATAGTATATCCATCTGAATTATTTGGACCTGATTATGTTGGTACTAATGTTAATTTTTCCATTTCATACGATTCGGTAAATACTGATTATGTTAGAATATATAAAGCCGGGTCAGATAAATATATTAAAGCAGTATCTTCTGGAAAGGTAGATTTAAACTTTCAAGAATTATTAAAATTTGATGGTAATTCTACATTCGAAGATACGGATAAAATATCAATTACTTTAAAATTAGTTCCGTATAACGAACAAGGTAAAGAAGTTGTGATTGGTAAAGCAGAATTAATAACAATTAATTTTGATAAAGGTGATTTAACCATACCAAGAGATATAGCAATCAGTAGAATAATAGAAGGATTTGTTAATCAATTTGATGATTCGGTATTCGTAACAGATACATCAAAGTATTTAACACACTTATTGCATTTAGGTAAAGGTGATAATAAAGTAATTACAACTTGGACTGGTCATAATAGTTCATTAATTTTAAAATTATATGAGCCATTACCAACATCGGTACAACCAAATCAACAAGTTTGGATTTCAAAACTACAAGCAAATCCTATTGTTGAAACGATTACAATAAGTGGAGTTGATACATCTTTTTGCCCACCATTAAAAGGACCTAATTTTTCATTAGAAGCTGATAATGGTATTGGTTTTAAAGTTTTTGATGAATTAATAGCAAGTGGTTCTCAAACATCAACTGATTTAATTAATAAGTTTGCAGAACAAAATACAATAGACACAGAAAAACTTAATATTCAATATGTAAGTGGTTCTGATTATGTTTGGGAAAATTTTGTACATTTTGGTTCTGGTGAAGAAAGAGCAAATAATTTTTATTATAAATTAAAAGTATTAGAAAATTTAACAAATAAGTACAAAGAACTTTATGCAGATACTTTTACCCCACCATACGAATCATATCAGGCAGCATTATTAACAGAAGATGCTGGTGGGGCTGGTACGCCTGAAATAGATGGAAATGAAGAAATTCTTACGGAAGATAGTTTATATTCATTAAATTGGGAAGTTTACCAGCAAAAAGGATTATCTCAAACAGAGGAGTTAGAAGCATTAGCTACAAAAATAAATAATTTAGTAAGAAGTTTTGATGGATTTGAAAAATGGTTGTACAAAACCGAACATCCATTGGCATTTCCTAAAGAAAACTATGTAGCACCAAATGGTAACGTATTCAGAGTTATTAGGTCATGGCAAAACGCTGCTTCAATTAGTTGGTTAAATTTTGCATCAAATTCTGGTGCATTGTTTGATGTGGATAATCCGCATTCAATGAAAAATAATATGCCTGAATATTTGGTAGAGGATTATGAAAACGATGAGTTTTTATTATTCTTAGATATGATTGGGCAACACTTTGATATATTATGGTGTTATATAAATGCATTAAAAGCTAATAAAAATTTAGAACATAAGCAAGATATTGGTATATCAAATGCTATGATATATCAAATGTTAGATTCATTGGGTTGGCGAGGTAAAAGAGCATTTGATTCACAATTTTTATGGGAATATGCATTTGGTACAACTCAAGATGGTGGTTATAAATACGGAAGAAGTTTAGAGGATGCAAACAATGAGGTTTGGAGAAGAATATTAAATAACTTACCTTACTTATTAAAGCATAAAGGAACTGGTAGAGCTATGAAGGCTGTAATGGCTTGTTATGGTGTACCACAATCTATGTTGACAATAATGGAATTTGGTGGACCTCAAGACCCATCAAAAGGTGGTAGTAGTAAATTTACATTTGAAGATAGAACAGCAGCAATTTATTTAAAAGATGATTCAAATGTAAGAGTACCTTGGAAAGTAATACCTGGTGTTGGTGATTATCCAAACGCTATTGAATTTAGATTCAAACCAACATATAGACCAAATCCATCATATACATTAATTAGTGGTAGTGAATGGAGTTTAGATTTAGTTCAAACAACCGGCTCTTTTGCAAAATTAGAATTAAACTTTGGTGGTGATAAATCAACGAGTACATATTTTGATGAACCATTTGTAAGTGGTTCTGTAACTGCATCATATTATATATCATATATTAATGATGAACCATATGCATATGGACCTGATTATAAAACAGGAAGTTTAGATTTTCCTGTTTCAACAGAATATTATTCAAATGTTTTAATTAATAGACATAATAATCCAGATTCATCTTCTTGGTTTGAAGTTTTATTGGCAACAACAAATGGTACTAGAATTACAACATTTGTTAGTATGTCACTTCAAACGGATGATACTGAATGGGAAACCGGTTCTTATTTACAAATTGGTAGTAACAACTATGAAGGTAATTTAGATGAATTCCGTTTATGGAAAACTCCTTTATTAAGAAGTAAATTTGAAAACCATACATTATTCCCAGATGCAATTAATGGTAACTCATATACCGCATCTACTGCTGATTTGATATTCCGTTTAGATTTTGAATATCCAAAAGATAGAACTTTAGATGTTGGTATTAAAAACGTATCAATAAATACAAGTTATGATGAACCATTTGCATCAGCAAGTATGATGTATTCGGCACCAACATACCCATATCAGTACACTCCATACGATAGAACTGTAACAGCTACTGTTCCATCTTTAGGATTTACATATTCGAATAAGATACGTTTTGAATCATCATCATTAGTTAGTGATTTATCTTATAAGCAAAGAGCAACTAAAAAATCATTTGACCAAGCTCCAATAGATTCTTCTCGTTTGGGTTTATTCTTCTCTCCAATTAAGGAGTTGAATATGGATATACTAAAAGCATTTGGCGATTTCAATATTGATAACTATATTGGTGACCCATCGGATGAATATAGAGATACATACAAACAATTAGATTTATTAAGAGGATATTACTTTGATAGATTGGATAATAGAGACATTTATGAATATATTAGATTAATAAAATATATTGATAAATCTTTATTTGAAGTATTAGCAGATTTAGCACCAGCTAGAGCTAAAATATCAAAAGGTTTATTAATTGAACCTCACTATTTAGAAAGAAGTAAAACTAAATGGAAAAAGCCAGAATCATTAAGAAATGATTATGAAACAAATGTAAATACAGCTGATGATACTAATGTTGAATTTAATTATGCAGTTCAAGACGCATTAATAGATAATCAAGAACTAACAACATTATCTGCTGATTTACCTAACTATGATACATTTGTAGATGCGAATGATGTAATTATTTTAGAGGGTACTAATCCTAATTATGATACTACAATATTCTATAATTTAAATGATGGACTTCAAACAGAATTTCCAACATATCCTAATACAGGCTCTGCAAATATTTTCTGTCCAACTGGAGAAACTTTACTTGGAAGTGTCGATGTATTTACATCTACCCAAATTGGAATGGAAAGAGATTCTTTAGCAAATGCTGGATTTGGATTATACGCTAAAAAAGGTACTGGTTTGGTTAGAAATTGGGAAGGTGTGTTTGGAAATGCAGAAACAACAGGAAGTAGAAAATCAATATTTTTAGTTAAAGAACAATATACAGAATTTGTTAATGTTCAAATATCAGGCTATCCGGTTTCTGGATACCAGCCTGGTGACCAAGTAAAATATCAAAAACAACCTGTAACGAAATACAAATATAGAGTATCTGTATTACCTTTTAGTGGAAGTGTTCAAATTGGAAATGATGTTGCTGAAGTTCAATCAGTAAATGGATATTTACCAACTCACTATCGTTATAAAAATAATTTAGCGGAAGGTATGCAACGTTCATTCTGGAAAGGTTCTCAACAAACTGCAGCAACTACACCCGATGGATTGGACCCAGTAGAAACATTTACAACTAATCCTAACATTCTTAGAGTGGCTAAAACTGGTAGAGGTAGTGGTGAACCAATACTTGAAGTTGATTAAGATTGAAAATAATAAATGGTTATATTTATTTTAGAAATAAAGCATTAAAAAACAATATCAAATGGCATATTTAGATAATACCGAAATAACAGTAGATGCAATTCTTACCAAAAAAGGAAGACAAAAATTAGCATCTGGTCAATCTTTGAACATTACAAAGTTCGCTTTGGGTGATGATGAGATTGATTATACATTATATGAGCCAGCACACCCAAAAGGTTCGGCTTATTATGATTCCGCAATTAGAGCAATTCCTGTAACTGAAGCATCACCTGATGAAACTCAAGTATTGAGATATAAATTGGTGACTCTTCCAAAAGGAACAACACAAATCCCAACTGTAAGATTGGGTGTACCTTCAATAGCTGTAAATCAAACTGAAGGTGGTGTAGGATTAACTCCAACAACATCTCCATCAGGAAATACAAACGCAGGTTACACTGTTGTATTAGCAGACCAAAGAGCTGGTACTGTAGTTGCTACTAGAGGAGCTACAAGCGGAAATGGTACTGTGCCTGTATTCTTAGGTGAAGAAATTACAACAACTGCACAAGTAGTTAGTGGTTTAGAATTTAGATTCACACCGAATCCAAACTTAACAATTGATGTTGCAACTACATTGACAGTTTATGGTAATGAAACTGGTGGTTCTCAAACTATACCTGTAACCGTAACATATAAAGCATAAAAAGATATAAAAAATGGCATTAATTACAGACCCTAATATAACCGCCCAAATTAGAGATTTAGCTAATACGGGTACGGTAGATTCAAACCAATTAGTAACATTACTTAATAGTGTTCTACCAGCTGGTCAACAAATAGCAACTAATGCTGGTGTTACCAATGGTATCTATAAAAGATTTGGTGATTTCGATAAAGTAAACGCAAAAGTTGAAGTTGTAACAACTGGACTTTGGACTGGAGATTCTGGTTCATTGGGCAATATTTACACTTCATCTGCACAAATGTTAGGAACAAGCGGATACTATTATACCAATGTGTATGATTATAACCCTGTTGCTTACGCTGATTCTGCGGAAATACAATTTGCTATTGCATATGGACATGTTAATGGTAGTGGTTCTATGAACCTTGCCGATAACGATAATGCACTTATGGCAACTAAAGCAACATACGCTCAGTATCGTTCAATGTTGTTAGACCCAACTGATACTAAATTCTCATTTGAAAATACATCTGGAATCGCAACTGATGCAAACGGAATTTATGTAATAAACATCGCTAGAGGAAGATTCAGAGAAAAAATGGATGCTGGTAACTGGTCAATGAAAGTAGCTGGTTCTAATGGTACGTTTACATTCATTGATAATAGTGGTAAGAAATTTGGTGATGACTTAGGTTTAAGTGGTAGAACATTTAAAGTTGTTTCTGGTTCTTTAAATTTAGGAACTGAAAATGAAGCAACAATAAATACCACTACCGATGCTACAACTGGAGAAGGATATGGTTTATTCTATCCTGATAGAGGAGTTATAGTTCTTAACGCAAAAGCAATTGGTTCTACTGTTGGAACATTAACGGCATTTAGAGCATATACTAAAGATGGCACTTATTTATTAAGTGGTAGTTTAAGTGGCTCTCATGCACAGGATAGAGAACAATTTAATCACTTAAGATTAGTAAAAGCTATTGAAGCAGGTGGTGACTTTGAAGCACGTAGAACTGAAAACATTTCTACTCAACACTTCTTTGTAAGAGCAACAAATAGAGAATTTAACTATTCTAATAATCCTACTTACATAGATGCTGATGGATTCTTTGTAGAATCTACATTTGAAACTGACCCACAAACTTATATTACAACTATCGGTTTGTATAATGATTCAAATGAATTATTAGCAGTTGCAAAAACATCCCAACCAATAGTTAAATCTTTTGATAAGGAAGTATTGATTAAAGTTAAATTATCATTCTAATAAAAAATGAACTTTAAATAAGATAAACCCCCGAAAGGGGGTTTTTCATTTGAGAAATATTTATATAAAATAAAAAAGTAGATGTTTAAAGAAATTCCAAAATCAGATATTATAACAAGACCAATGAAGGTCTATAAGGAATGGAGTTTAGATGAAAACGATGTATATCCTATCTTTGGCGAAAATCCAAATAGTACTCTTATTGATATAGAATCTGATGAAAAGAGTCAAGGTTTTGTAAAAAAGGTAATATACGAATCAATAAAATCCCAATTTTATACAAATCCAGCAACTGCTTCTATATTAACTGAAGTTGGTAAAAGAAAATCTTATGCATCATCCGATGAAAGAATATTAAGAGATGATATTGCTGTATTTTCTATACCACAAAAATATTATGGAGAAGGTATTAAAGTTGGAACTTTGACATTAGAGGATGAGCAAAGTGGTAAATTATACACAGATGATGGATATTCTAATATTTTAGATTCTGGTAGTAATATAGCTGGAAATATTTTTTACGATAGAGGACTTGTAGTTTTGACTAGAGATATTGTGAGTGGGTCAATACTATCACAGTTTACATTGAATTATCGTTCAACTACAACTATCTACGAAAATGAAATATTTGTATCTGTTTTAGAAAGTGAATTTAATGTATCACAAAATCCAACTGCTGTATATGAAGATGGTGGTTCTCGAAAATTGCAAATAATTCAAAGACCCGGTTCAACAAAAGTTGGAGATTTAGTTACATCATCATTTTATGATTCTGGAATTAGATGGATTAAAGGTCACAAACATCCTTTCCAATCTAGTTTAAATCCTGCTAAATTTGCTAGTTTTGATGAATATGATTATAGTTCATCATTAGACCCTACTGGTTCTTATTTAGCTCCGTTTATTACAACAATTGGACTTTATGATGATAATTTGGATATGGTTGCTGTGGCTAAATTACCACAACCAATTAAATGTTTACCAGATTATCCTTTAAATTTTATTGTTCGTTTTGACACATAAGGTTATATTTATATTAGTAAACAATAATACAAAACAATGGCAAGTATCTTAGAAATGTACGAAAAATCACTTCCAAAAACTGGTAAAGCTGATACTAAAGGTGGTGATAAAACTAAAATAGAAGCTGATGGTGGTTTAAATTTATCTAAAGATGAGAAGAAACTATCAAAAGCTAGAGGTGGCGCGTTAAACGAAAAGAAGTATTCTGATAGCGTTACAAAAAAGTAATCAATGTCTTGGAAATTTAATGGAAATATTGTTACAGAAGAAAACACTCCAGAGGGTGCGATTGGTTTTGTCTATAAGATTGTACATACACCAACTGGTAAATTTTATATTGGTAAAAAATCACTCACTTCAACTCGCCGTTTGAAACCCCTAAAGGGTAAGGTTCGTAAAAGAGTAGTAAAGAAAGCTTCTGATTGGGAGAAGTATTATTCATCAAACGAATGGATTAAAAATGAAGTAAAAGAAGGTAGAGAAGGTGATTTTGAAAGAGAAATTATTCAATTCTGCTTTAGTAAAAAATCATTAACATATTGGGAAGTTTGGTGGCAGTTCAAATTAGATGTATTGGCTGACCCTCAATCTATTAATGAAAATTTAATGGGTAAATTTTTCCGAAAGGATATATATTAATAAACAAACGTTATGAACATTCAAGAAATTTGTAAAAAGTACGGTATTTCAGATGCATACCTAAACTCAAAAGATGATGCACATGCTATCGCAGCTGCATCTCTTATAGACCTTAAAGGTATGGTCTTAAATAATACACCAAGAGAACAAATAGCTAATAAATTACAATTCTTAGCTGATTTCCTTAATGATGTAAAGAATTCATCGTATTAATTTGGTTATATCAGATAATTTTCGTATATTTGTGATAATAATATCCAAAATATGCTATCTGGTAAGAACAAATTAAAAATAATCACCATATTAGACTCGGCATTGGGAGTGGGTTCATCTTTGAAAGGAAATGAACAGGCACACCATTGTCCATTTTGTAATCACCATAAAAAGAAGCTACAAATCAATTTAGATACTCAAAGATGGCATTGTTGGGTATGTGATTCCAAAGGTAGAAGTATTCAATCCCTTCTTCGCAAACTCAATGTAGATTTGAGGGATATTGCAGTTGTAAAGGATGTATATGGTGATGAGCCTGAATATGATACAAAAGAGGAATTTGTAGCAAAATTACAATTACCAAAAGAGTTCAA